CTACTTTGCTTATGAAAGACCGCAATAAAGTGCTTGCCGTAGCAAACGAGCAAGAAGGAATGATGCAAGCGGTTGCGCTACAAAATGGCTTAATCGCAGTCATGGTCGTTGAATGGTCATTTGATTTGATTCCGCCAGCAATTAAAATTACTTCGCTGGACGAATTGACTCCGTTGGACTACACAGCGTTAGCGGATGAAGCAATGAAAGCACAAGATTATTTGTTTCCTAATGTCACAGAAGGAAACCCAAATGACCCAAAAGCGAATACCGCAAACTCCAACGCTTAAAAGATGTTCTGCGGGGAAGTTCGCGGCATGAGGATATGGAATACCCAGACGAATACTGGGAATACTATATCTGTGCAAAAGAGTTTGGTTGGACGCCTGAAGAAGTGGACAATCAACCTGTTCGCATAGTTTCTTGGGTAATAGCAATACACAATGTTGTAGTAGAGGTGGAAAATGAGCGAATCGGATAACCTTGCCGAAGTTGTCGCTGCCATTAAAGCCTACGAAATGCGAGTAGATGTTGGTCTTGGTTCAGCCGCGGCTGAAATTGGACAGCAACTTGCTGGTACGGCTATGCGACAAATTCAAGGTGACCGCAAATCTGCTGGCTATCCTGCCGTATCAGGACAACCGCCAATGAACTATACAGGCAATTTGCGCCGTAGCATTAGAGGGTCAAGCAGTCGTTTAGGATTTGGTATTTACCAAGCCGAAGCAGGTGCGTACATGGTTTATGCGCGAGCCGTTGAATTTGGTGGCGCACCTACTTGGACGAACGGACAACATTTCCCTTATATGCAACCTGCGTTGGAACAATTTAAGCGAACACAAACCATTCAAAGAATCATAGCCAAGTACATGAGGAGAGCATAATGAGTGACATTCCACCATTAAATGTCAGAGTTACAATTGATGCCTCAGGCGTACAAGCAGGTGTAACAAAAGCAACGGCTGGTCTTAACCAAATTAGCGAGCGCGCAAGCAAAATGTCCACCGCTTTTGGTAACTTAAAAACCACAATGCTTGGCGTGCTTGGCGGCAATATTCTTACAACAGGCGTTATGGCAATTGGACATGAACTTAATGCCATGAAGCAGGAAACAATTGACCTGCAACAACAGACCATTAGATTAAATCAAGCGCTTAGTGGTATTGGAATTACAAGCACAAAAGTCCAATCTGATGTCTACACTGCCGCTGATTCTTTTTACCAATTAGGCTTTCAAGGCTCGGAAGCGGTTTCCGCAATGGGTACTTTGGTAACCGCAACGGGTGATGTTGAACAAGCAACAAAACTTATGGCGATATCTGCCGACCTTGCCCGATACAAGCATATCGACATGGAAACAGCCGCCAAGATTTTGGCGCGTGGTACGCAAGGTTCAGCCAAAGCGTTTAAGGAATTAGGCATTACGCTTGATACTACTATTCCAAAAAATCAGGCTATTACTAAAGCATTTAATGAATTAAATCAAAAAATTGGTGGACAGGCTCAGGCTTACACCAAGTCATTTGCTGGACAAATGAGCATCTTAAAGGAAAGACTTGACCAAATTTTTCAAACAATATCGGCTAAAGTTTTGCCTATATTTGCGGCATTTTTAGGGTACATAACCGCTAATGGCAAAGCACTTTTAATTTATGGCGGCATTGTTTTATTTGTAATTGGTATTATTAAAACTTATTCAGCAACATTAGCCGCAGTTAAAGCAGTTCAGCAAGCCTATGCGTTTTGGACATATGCACAAGCGGCATCAACAAATGTATTTCGTTTTGCTGTTTCCGCGTTATGGGCAACCATGAAGGCTAATCCAATTGGCTTTATTGTTGCTGGCGTTATTGCGCTTGGAGCCGCTTTTGTTTGGGCGTGGAACAAGTTTGAAGGATTCCGCAAAGGTGTTGTTACAGGCTTGCAAATCATTGTAAATGCTTTTGGTTATCTTGTTGGAATGGTTGGAACGGCGCTTAATGCGTTAGGCAAAATTCCGGGATTTGGCTGGGCAAAAGACGCAGGAAAATCCGTGGACAAACTTGCCGATAAGGTGCGCAATTACAGCAATTCACTTGATTCATTAGCAAACAAAAAAATTTCCACACCAAAGATTCCTGGGTTTGTCGCACCGGGTAGCAATGTGGACATTAAAGGTCAAATCCCCGGTGGTGATGTGTTACAAAATAGCGGTGGTGGCGGTTCGCAAACCACACAATTTGTAACCGTGTATGCTTCCAACACTAACGACATCTACAAAAAGTTATCCAAAGCCGCTAAGACTGGCGTTCCGATTGGTGGTAAGTAATGCCATTAACTGACTATACATTTGTCTTTAGAGATTTTGTTATTGGTACAGGTACATCATACTTGGTTACCAATGTTGAAGGGCTTGGCGGAACAGCGCCGTTGCGTATTCAAGATGACAACCGCGGCTACATAGACGGCTCATATACTGGACGCGATTTTTATGATGAGCGCACCGTGTATATTGATGTTACGGTACTAGGTGATTCTAGTACTACAGCGCAAGCAAACTATAAAGCATTGCAGTTGGCTTTTGCGCCACAATCACTTGGTTATTACACCAACCCAACGGGATTAACGCCTGTCGCTGACCAGTTATCAATGTTTAATTTCCGCTTAAACGGTAACACAGGTGATATGCAAATGTACGGGCGCAGTCGTGGTTTGCAAACACCTATAAGTCAAGATTTTGCTTATGGTTACATTAAAACTCGCATTATGATGTCATTTCCTGACCCACGCTATTACACGCTAACTGCTACTACGGTCACGGGTACAACTACATCTCTTACAAATAGTGGTTGGGCAATTAGTTGTCCTACTATTAACCTAACCACAAGTGCAACAAGTGGTGAAATTACAGACGGTACAATTGGTTCACCTAATGATGGTTATACGCATATGTATTTTGCTAATATGGCGGTAAGTAAAAATATGCAAATTGACTTACTTACACGCGTTGTTTATTATGATACTTACCCTGCGCGTAACATTTTGACAGCGGCATCAAACGGTTGGTTACAATTAAACCCTGCAACCGCAAGTGGTGCAACAACCGCTAGTTGGAAAAGCAATATTGGTTCCATGTCTATTGCGTATAGAAGTGCATACATCTAATGGCACAAGCAGAGTTTCGCTATGTAACAACAAACTTGTGGCAAGCAGGTTCTACTGGCAACCCAATTATTTCTGAGTTGCCTTTTACTGGTGTGAACTTTACTTCGCAACTTAATTCAGTAGGTAGTTTTCAAGGTCATGTTCTTTTGTCAGGTATAAACTCAGAACAATCAAATGCTTATGATGGCACAATTCCGGGTAAAACTATTTTGTGGGTTTTGTATACCGACCCTGACACTTATACAAGCGTTCCTGTTTGGTCTGGTGTTATCTGGGCGCGTGAATATGATTCTGCATCTCAGACCTTAAGTATTAGTGCGCAAGAAATGATGTCGTTATACGCTCGCCGCCGTATTAGCACGACAAAAGATTATACAGCCACCAACTATGACCCGTCTTATATTGCTCAACAACTTATGATATATGCCGAAGGTTTAACTCATGGCAAAACTGGATTAGATACAACTACATTTGTCAACGCTACACCATTTGTGACAAAAAAACTTTACAATAGTTATGAACTAAAATCGGTTTATCAAGCGGTAAAAGATTTGGCTGCTGGTTATTTTGACTTTGCAATTAAACCTATGGTTGTAAGTAATGTATTAAAAAACTTTTTGTACATTAAGTATCCATTAGGTACTGCCTATACAACCACAAATCCTTATGCCACCGTGTTTGAATTTCCGGGAAATCTAATTGAATACAAATTTCCTGAGGATGCTTCAAGCGCGGCTAACAAACTTTATGGCTTAGGGTATGGAAATAACACTACGCAATATGTTGCAACCGCTATTGACGGAAGCAAAATTACAAGTGGCGATTGGCCATTACTAGAAGATACTGCAAACTATACTGACATTGGTGAATTGCAATTGTTGAAAGATTTAACGCTCGGGCAACTTAATGCTATTATTTATCCGCCAACAACCATTGAAATTGTTATCCCACATTACATTT